CTGGGGTGTTGCATCATCACTATTTGAAGCAATGTGGACAGCAGCTGATGGAAATCCAAATACAACTCTTGCAGTATCTTTGACAGCTGCAACAGGCGCTGTATTTACTTGCAACGTATTGCCAGTATTCCCATCAATCGGTGGATCTGCTCCAGGAGCACAAACTGATACTTGGGCGTTACAAGTAGTTGGAACACCAGCAGAGTCATTCACCTAAAATCTAACAACGGGAGCAAAGATGAAATTACCAATCACAATTGAATATAACTCAGGCGAACAAGCAACTTATACTGCTCAGCCTCCTGAGTGGGCTAAATGGGAAAAGACAACCGGGAAGGTTATTTCCCAAGCAAACGGACAGATCGGCATCTGGGATTTAATGTTCTTGGCGTATAATGCTTACAAGCGTGAAAACACCGGGAAGCCAACTAAGTCTTATGAAATCTGGTCTGAAACAGTTGCTGACGTAACAGTCGGAGACGATAACCCAAAAGTTATCCAGCCGGAAGCATAGGTCGGATCCTCGTAACTCTAGCGATAGAGACGGGGATTCCTATGCAGTATTGGGACACGGCTGAGGATGTTTTAACGGCAATCGAGATTTTAAAGGAGCGATCGGATGGCAAATGAAGTCAAGATCGCTTATGACAAATCAGATTTACGCGGTATTGCCAGGGCTTTCAAAGGTATGTCAGATGAAGCCGTTGAAGCTGCTAAAACGGAAAGTTCTAATCTTGCTGAGTATGCTGCTGGACAAATTAAGATCGCAGCAGCGACTCGCACGGTTTCAGGCACTGCTGCTCGTCGTATTGCTGACGGAGTTAAGGTAAGCAAAACTTCCAAACTTGGTGAGTTTAGTTATGGATTTGCACGTCAAAAGTTTAGCGGTGGCGGTTCAACTTTAGATTTACTTTATGGTATGGAATTTGGATCTAATCGCTTTAAGCAGTTTCCTAAGCGAACACCAAACAAAGGCAGAGGCAATTCGGGTTATTTCATTTATCCGACATTGCGTCAGATCCAGCCTCAGTTAGTACAAAAGTGGGAAGAAGCATTTAGCAAGATATTGAAGGAGTGGGACTAATGGCAGGTAATAGAACCCTCAAACTCTCGATTCTTGCTGACGTCGATGATCTCAATAAGAAGTTAAAAGCAGCCAATGGCGACGTTGAAAATTCAGCAACGCAATTAGAGAAGTTTGGCAAAATAGCCGGGGCTGCGTTTCTTGCAGCTGCAGCAGCTGCTGGAGCCTATGCAGTTAAAATCGGCGTTGATGGAGTTAAAGCAGCGCTAGCAGATGAACAAAGCCAAGTCAGATTAGCCTCAGCGTTGGAAAACGCTACAGGAGCAACAAAGGCTCAAATTGCTGCTACTGAGGATGCGATTGATAAGATGGCTCGCGCTACTGGCGTGGCAGACGATTCTTTACGTCCTGCTCTTGCTCGTTTGGCTTTAAGCACAAATTCAACTAGCAAGGCTCAGGAGTTATTGGCTCTTGCTCTTGATATTTCAACCCAGACAGGCAAGCCTCTTGAAGGCGTAGCAAATGCTCTGGGTAAGGCTTACGACGGTAATACGGCAGCTCTTGGCAAATTGGGCGTTGGACTTTCAAGCGCTGAGTTAAAAGCAATGTCATTTACCCAGGTTCAAACAAAGTTATCTGATCTATTTGGTGGCGCAGCTGCTAAAAACGCTGAGACTTTTCAAGGACGCGTGGATCGTCTCAAGATTGCCTTTGACGAAGGCGTTGAAGCAATCGGTTATCAGTTGCTTCCGATTATTGAAAAACTTATTGCAATTATTGTAGATAAGGTTGTTCCGAATTTTCAGAAATTTATCAAACTATTTGATCCGTTAAAAGAAGCCATTGACCGCAACAAAGATTCATTCCAGGCACTTGGTAACTTCATCGTGGATTACATAGTCCCAGTATTTACCGTTGCTCTTGCTGGCGCCATTTCATTTGTTGCGAAAGTAGCCGGTGGAGTTGTCGATATCGTAGGCGGAATTATTAATGTAATTCGTACCCTGGTATCTGGCGCCATCGATGGTATTAACGCCATGATCAAGGCTTACAACTCAGTACCTTTACTACCTAATATTCCGACTATCTCAAAGCCTTCATTCACAAGTCCTACAGTTTCAGCGCCTAAGGTTTCAACGCCAACTTATACCGCTCCTACTATTTCCGCGACTGGCACAACATCTGGCACAAGCACTTCAACGGCTGCAGCAGCTTCAACAGTTGCAGCAACAGCAGCTGCCTCAACCGTGGCTGGATCATTTAACGTTGGTTCTTTCCGTATGGCTGAGGCTCGTGATAGTGGCGATACCTACAATATCAACGTGACCGGAGCCTTGGACAAGGAAGGCGTTGCCCGTCAGATTGTGGATATTATCCAATCCTCTAATTTGCGCGGCACTAATGGATCTCTAAGTCTGCAGGCAATATGAGTAACTGGAATCCGGTTTGGAAAGTCCTTATTAATGGGACTGGCGAAAATTATGCAAATACCACAATCGCTAATGTCACCATTACCAGCGGTCGCACCAATATTGAACAACAAGCCCAAGCAGGGTATTGCAATATTCAACTGGTCAATCTAAACAATCAGGCATTTGACTTTAAAGTAACAGATTCCCTAACGATAGAACTGCAAAATTCATCCGGTACTTATGTACCGATTTTTGGTGGTTTTATCACAGATTTCAGTATTGAGGTTATCCAGGCTGGATCAACCGGATTCACTACAGCTGCAAATATCACGGCTGTCGGTGCGTTATCAAGATTATCCAAATCTACATGGACAGATACTTTGTCGCAGGATGAGGATGGCGATCAGATTTATGCTCTTATTGTCGATTTACTTGTCAATAGTTGGAATGAAGTTGCACCGGCTTTAATTTGGTCTGCTTATAATTCGACAACTACTTGGGCAAATGCGGAAAATGTTGGACTTGGTGAGATCGACCGCCCAGGTAGTTACACTTGTCAATCTCGTCCATCATCTGCCGAAGTGTTAGATCGTTATACTCTTGCAGCTCTTATTGCTCAATCCGCGTTAGGTCAACTTTACGAGGATGGATCTGGTCGAATTTCATATGCCTCAAGCACACATCGACAGGATTATCTTGCTGCAAACGGCTACACAGAATTAGATGCCAATAACGCTTATGCTGCGGGATTGAGATCCATCACTCAATCTGGTGATTTAAGAAATGATATTACTTTAAATTATGGGGCTGGTTACGGATCGCAAAAAACTGCTATTGATAACGATTCAATTACTACTTTTGGAAGATACGCAGAATCCATTAATACCGTAATTCATGGGGCTGCAGATGCTCAATCAGTAGCCGATCGTCGTTTGGCACTCAAGGCTTATCCCCGAGCAAAGTTTGATTCAATCACTTTTCCATTAGGCAATAATGAAATTGATGATTCGGATCGAAATGCCCTGATTGGCATATTTATGGGTCAACCAATCAAGATTGTCAATTTGCCATCAAATATTAATGACGGCGAATTTGAAGGGTACGTAGAAGGCTTTACTTTCAGGGCTGGTTACAACCGGGTTGATCTAACAATCAATGCAACACCAATCGAATTTTCTCAAGTGGCAATCCGCTGGGATCAGGTTTCAGGCTCCGAGGCTTGGAATACTTTATCGGCTATACTTACATGGAACAATGCGATAGGAGCAGTAGCATAATGGCGAGCACAACAAATTATAACTGGAGCACCCCCGACGACACGGCGCTCGTAAAAGACGGGGCAGCTGCTATTCGCACGCTCGGCTCCTCTATCGATACGACTACAAAAGCACTTAATCCATCAACAACTCTTGGTGACATCGAATATCGATCATCAACTGCTAACACAAACACTCGTTTGCCCATTGGCACAACTGGTCAAGTTCTAGCGGTTGTCGGTGGAGTACCTGCTTGGGCAACAACAGCCGATCAAACTCCATTAACAACAAAGGGTGACATTTTTACATTTACAACCGTAGATGCACGACTAGGTGTTGGAGCAAATGGCACAGTCCTTACAGCGGATTCAGCCGAAGCAACAGGATTAAAGTGGGCTACACCCGCTAGTGGATCTTCATTTACTGGTGCATCGATTAACAATGAAAGCGGAATAACTGTTGCTAGTTCAACAACTACAACAATGACTTTTCCAAGTGAATCATTTGATACAAATACTTTTCACGATAATTCTACAAACAACTCTCGTTTTACTATACCTGCTGGAAAAGCGGGTTATTATGAAATAAATTACACAGTGCTTTATCAAGGATATTCATCTGACCATAATGTTCGTCTTGCATTTTTTAAGAATGGAAGTCAGATTTGCCTTTACAAAGGTGCTTCTGTCGCAGGTGTAGGTGAGCAAAATTATAACTTTACTAGAACGGTCAATCTGGCTGTTAGTGATTACATCGAATTAAAGGTGTGGCAAGACTCTGGAGTAAGTAGAGATTTCTACGTAAATAGTAATCAAGGACAAGCCGTCATCACATATTTAGGAGCATAGAATGAGTTTATTAAATCAAATTATAGAAATCTATCCTGAACTAACTGAGAAAGATTTTGATTCTATTGATGGCAGTATTTGGCTTTATGATGATTCAGATGGACAAGGTGCTTATATTGCAAAATGGGAATACTCAGAGCCAATACCTGAAGGAATGAAATTAGGTAAGTGAAACCTCGTTTATCAAAATCACTTGTCCAACTAAGAGAACAGGCAGACGATGCTTATCCAGATCGAAAGCGTGACTCGGACGGGACTTACGGCGACCTCAAGCACTCAAATAGAAAGAGCGATCATAACCCTGACCCTGATTCAGGGTATGTCCGGGCTATCGATCTCGATGCTGATTTCGACAAACAAGCCTCCACAGCTGCTTACGTTGCCGACCAGATTCGAATTGCAGCCAAGTCAGATAAACGAATTGCTTATGTCATCTTTAATCACAAGATTGCAAGCGCTCGAAGCCTCTGGCGCTGGAAAAAATACAGCGGAGTCAATCCGCACACCAAACACATTCACGTCAGTTTTACAAAGGCTGGCGACACGGATTCGAAGTTTTTTAACATCCCATTACTAGGAGGAACAGATGAGCCAGGACCTAAAAAAGATGCTAGCAAGTTGGGGCAGAGCCTTTCTAACAGCTGCGCTTGCACTCATAGCTGCGGGCGAGACT